ACCGCAATGCCGAGGCCGCGCACCAGGCGACCGAGACGATCATGCACCTGCTGATGGACCGGCAGGACGGCTACACCGTGATCCATGACTGGCTGAAGGCCGGGCTGCTGGAGAAGAACGCGGTAGCGATGACCTGGGGCGAGCCGCAGCCGCCGAAGCGCACGCTGCTGCAAGGGGTCGATGAAATGGCCCTGGTGCAGCTGGAAGAACAGGGCGCCCGGATCATCGAGGCAGAGCAAACCGGCATCGGCGAAGAAGGCGCGTTGTTCGACGTCGTGGTGGTGCAGGAGCAGCCGCCGCGGTTCTGCGACGCCGCGGTGCCGAACGAGGAATTCTACTGTTCGCCCGATGCCCGCACGTTGACCGAGGCGGCGCTGAAGGGCCGGCGGGTGCGCAAGATGCTGTCCGACCTGATCGAGGAAGGGCACGATCCGGCCGCAGTTCAGGCCATCGCCAGCGACGGAGGGCATGACACCCTGCTGGCCGATGCGCGTGACGATGGCCGCTGGACTGACAGCAGCCGCCGCGGCGCCACTCGGGCGATCTGGTGGCACGAGGAATATGCGCGCTTCGATGCCAATGGCGATGGCATTGCCGAGCTGCTCTACATCCAGCGCACGGCGGACTTCAAAGTGTTCGCGGTGGAGGAACTGAGCGACCCGGAGGGCCACCCGTTCGAGGATTGGTGCCCGTTTCCGATGCAGCACCGCCGGATCGGCCAGAGCCTGTTCGACAAAGTGGGCGACATCGAGCGTATCCGCACGGTGCTGTTCCGCCAGGCGCTGGACGGGATCTACTTGTCCAACAACCCTTCGACTTACGTCCACGAGGACGCAATCGGCGACAACACGATCGACGACCTGCTGACTGTGCGCCCGGGCCGGCTGATCCGCTGGCGGGGCAGCGTGGCGCCGACCGAGCGCCAAGGCACGTTCGATCCTTCGTCCGGCTTTGCCATGCTGGAGCAGATGAATGGCGAGCGGGAGAGCCGTACCGGCATAACCCGGCTGAACCAGGGGCTCGATGCCGATGCACTGAACAAGACCGCGACCGGCACCGCGCTGATGCAGGCCCAGGGCCAGCAAGTGGAGGAATACCTCGCGCGCAACTTCGCCAATGCCCTGGCGCGGCTGTTCACCAGGAAAGCCCGGCTGCTGAAGCGCCATGGCAGCCCGATCATGGTCCCGATCGACGGGGAGTATATCGAAGTTGATCCGGGCGAGTGGCCGGAAGACATGATCGCCCGCCCGCGGGTGGGGCGAGGCTCCGGCCGCAAGGAACAACGCATTGCCTACCGCCGCGAGCTGATGACGATCCAGGCCGAGGCGATGGCCGCGGGACTGACTATCGTGGACGATGCCAAACTCTTCAACTCGGCGAAGGGCTTCATCAACGATGTCGGGCTCGGCGACGTGGGCGAATACTTCAACGATCCGACCAAGCCGGTGATCGACCCGCTGACCGGCCAGCTGCGCCAGCCCGAGCCGCCGCCGCCCGGTCCGGCCATGGTGAAGGCGCAAGCAGACGTGCAGGCGAAGCAGGCAGAGCTGCAGATGAAGTTCCACGCGCATCAAGTGCAGTTGCAGCTGAAGGTGATGGAGATCCAGGCGCGGCTGGAGCTGGCCACGGCTGATGTCCAAGCAAAGCACCAGCTGGAGCAGCAGAAGGCGTTCCTGGAGGCGCAGATGGCCCAGCAGCAGATGCAACTGGAAGCGGCGTTGGCGCAGATGGAGATGGGGCTCAAAGCCGGGATGCAGGCCCGCGAAGCAAGCCGCCGCGACCATGAGGCCGATGCCAGGATCGGCAGCTTGCGCAAGGGCGGGAGCCTGGCCCGATGAGCGAGGCAAGCGACAGCCAGCGCCTCGCTCGTGCCGAGCATGCCCGGCGCGCGATGGAGGAGTTCCTGGCACCGGCGTTCGAGCAAGCCCGCGCCGCCTATGGCGCGCGCATGGTCGAGATCGCTGGCAGCATGCCGTGGGAAGCCGGCCGCATCATCGCGCTGGCCAATGCGCTGCGCATCGTGGACGAAGTGGAAGCCCAGGTGGCGGCGCAGATCGCCGACGGGGCCGAGGCGCGGACCAAGCTGATCCGGGCCGACCGGATCGAGCAGCTCACGCCGGCCAGGCGGCGCCTGCTGAACATCGGGATCTCGTGATGAGCGGTGCGATGACTAGCGTTGTGCGTTCATGGCAGGCGAACGCTTGCCTGAGGTTAGTACCAGAGCAAAGAATATCGTGATGACGAGGATAGCGGGCGTGCGAAGCGGGTAATCGACGATGCTGTGAGCCAGGACGATGCCGAGCACGATCGATGCGGTTCTCGGCCACAGCTGGTCCTCCACACGACCGCGCCACACGCGGAATGAGAGAGCCACCCAAGTAGCCACGGTAAAGACAACCAGCCCGGCGCCGATCAGCCCCGCCTCGAACACGACCTCAAGATAGTCGCTGTGCGCGTGGTTGGCATACCTCGCGATGACCGTGTCCGGATTTTCGAACAGTGGATAGGTTTCGGCGAACGTTCCCAACCCGCTGCCCAGAGGCCACAAATGAGCGATTCCGGCCATGGTGTTGCGCCAGATGTCAGGACGGCTGAGGACACCCTCTTCCAGGCTGGTGCCAAGGATGGCAGAGCTCGCCACGACGCCGGCAATTGCAGCTGCCAATGCCCCTGCTGTGGCCAGCGCACGATTCTTGAGCGAAGTCGGGACCAGGCAAAGGCCGCCGATCGTCGCAAGCGGCAACAGGAGGATGCCACCCACCGAGCCGGTGAGGGTGATGCCTATGGCGGCGATGCCAGAGACCGCAATAAGTGCGGCGAGAGCAAGCCGGGGATCGCGGCGAGACCGAGCGATCATTGTCGTCGCAAGGGCCGTCGCGACAGGGACGCTCAACGCGAGGAGAGTGGCCATGTGATTGGCATTGGCAAAGAAGCCGGTTCCGTAGCCCCAGTTGGCATTGGCATGCAGATGAAGAATCTTCTGGCCGCCGCCCAGAAACTGAAGCGCGGCGAGGAACCAGGCCGCCAGGGCCGACCCGACTATCGCAACCGCCGTCTGCCGGATCGGGAGCCTTGGCGATGTGAGAGCAAGGGCCACCAGCGCGATAGCAGGCAACGCCGCCGCCAGGCTTGCCGCAGTCGACGAGGGATTGAGGCTGAGCGGCAGCCAGCCGGGCTGAAGGCCAGCCATCGCGGCCTGTTCAGCAATCTCGGCGCGGCCCGGAAGAGACATCCACAAGTTCGGGGGCAGGGGCATCAGATGGACCAGCACCAGCGCGAGGATGGCCATGCCTCCCCACAACAGCACGGCAGGCTGGGACGCAGTCGCGCGAGCACGAAGGCCTGCAATGACCAGAACCAGAGCAGACAGGACCTGCAGAACCAAGGGCAGCACCTCGCCAGAGGCGCTGGCACCGCCCAGGACGATCGAGGCCACGACGAAGGCCGGGATGAGCATGGCACCGGTTTTCTGTTCGCCACGTGCGATGCTGTGGAGCTCCTGCCTTTTCGTCGCCGGGCGATTTCGTACGAGGCTCAAGGGGATCCCTTTCCGCAGACACTGCGTCACAGGCGGTCGGGATTGCAGGACTTGAAGGGCGACGCAATTGAAACGGCAAGTTTGATGGCCGTGGGTTGTTGAGCGGTTCGACCAGCTGACCCCACAGGCGGCGCCTGCTGAACATCGAGCGTTCTAGCTGTTGGATCCTTACCGGCGGGGGAGGATCAATAGAGGCCACCGCTGCGAGGGGAATCCCCTCCGTCACCGGGCTGCGGCCGGTGACACCTCCCCGACGCGGGGAGGAGATTTTCTGACCGAAAGGACCACATATGACCGAGCCTGGACAGGCTGCGGGCGGCGCCGACGATCCCGTCATCGCTGCCGAGCCGACTATCGAAGATCGTTTTGCGACCTTGACTGACGACTTGCCTGAGGAAGGGGAGGACCCGGAGGAGCTGGCAGGCACAGAGAAGTCGGGCGACGACGATGAGCCCGAGATCCCGCCCATCGCGGCCCCCGCTTCGTGGACAGCCCAGGAGCGGGGGGAATTCAACCATCTTCCCCGCAGTCTCCAACTAACGCTCACCCGCAGGGAGGCCGAGCGCGAGAAGATGGTGCAGGCCAGGGCGCGGGAAGCCGGCCAGGCCCGCTCCCAGGCAGAAGGCGAAGCCCGCGCGGTGATCCAGCAGCTGCAGGATACTTATGCCGCGCAGATCCAGGCGCTGCTGCCGGCGATACCGGAGCGCCCAAGCTACCAGCTGCAGGTGGATGACCCGCGGGCGTTCGGGGAGAAGATGGACGCCCATGAGAGCGCCGTGGCTCAGCACCAGTGGGCACAGCAACAGCTCCAGGCCCTGCTGCAGGATCGCGCGGCGGTTGAACAGGCGGAGCGGGCGCAGGACGTGCAGCGGGAAGCGGCAGCTCTGCGCGAAACGCTGCCCGAGTGGTTCGATGAAGCCGAAGGGCCAAAATTGCGCCAACGGGTAGGGTTCATCGCCGCCGAGCTCGGCTATTCGGCAGAGCAGTTGAACCACGCCACGGCGAACGAAATCGCCGCGTTGGTGAAGGCGGCTGAGTGGAAGGAGAAAGCCGACAAGCTCAACGACCTGATGGCAAAGAAGACGGAAACCGTGCGCGCGGCGCAAGGCATGCCCAGGGTGTCAAAACCAGGCGTGCGCCAGGGCAAGGACGTCATCGCGAACCAGCGCTACACGACAGATCGACAAGCGATGAAGAACGGCGACCGTGAGGCGACGACGCGCGTGTTCAAGGCCTTCGTCTAGACCCCCACCCCAGCAGAGCCGAGCGAACCGGCCGAGAGGAGTTTTTATGGCAGTACCCAGCGGAACCACGCAAACCTACCAGGCCATCGGCCGGCGCGAAGACCTTACCGACGTGATCCACGACGTGAGCCCCACCGACACGCCGTTCTTTTCGGCCATTGCCAAGGGATCGGCATCCAACACCTACCACGAATGGCAGACCGACAGCCTGGCTGCCGCGGTGGGCACCAACAAGGTGGTTGAAGGCGACGATCCCGCCAACGACGCCATGGATCCGACCGTGCGCCTGGGCAATTACACCCAGCTGATGGACAAGGTGATCCAGGTATCCAGCACCCAGAGCGCTTCGAACAATGCCGGCCGGGGCGACGAACTCAGCTATCAGCTTGCCAAGCGATCGAAGGAGCTGAAGCGCGACATCGAGGTGTCGATCACCGGTAACTATCCCAGCACGGCCGGCAACGCCACGACCGCCCGGCAGCTGGCTGGCTTCGAGGGGTGGATCCAGACTAATGACGGCCGCGGCACCGGGGGCGCCAATACGGCTTTTGCCGGCGGCATCCAGGCCGCGGCCACCGACGGCACCCAGCGTCCCTTCACCGAAAATCTGCTGCAGGACGTGCTTCAGCTGTGCTGGGAGAATGGCGGCGATCCGACAATGGTGATGGTCGGCGCGTTCAACAAGAAGCGGCTGAGCGGCTTCACCGGCATCGCGGACGCAATGCGCGAGACCGGCAACAAGCGCGCGACGATCGTGGCGGCGGCCGATGTCTACGTGTCCGACTTCGGACAGCTTACCATCGTCGCGAACAGGTTCTCACGTTCCCGCACTGCGCTGATCGTGGACCCGAGCATGTGGAAGCTAGCGTACTACCAACGCTTCAAGACCGAGGACCTGGCCAAGACCGGGCACAGCGATCGCAAGATGCTGTCAGTCGAACTGACGCTGGAAGCCTGCAACGAGAAATCCAGCGGCGCGGTGGCGGACCTCACCACGGTGTAAGATTGAACAGCGCCCGCCGAGAGGCGCGACAGCGCGGCTGGGCGAGACCCTGTCCCGCCCCTTGTGATCGGACGTATTCGAAGCACCGGGTATCGATTTGGGAGGGGGTCACGATAGCGAAATGTTATGGTGAATTATACCTAGGTGAGTCGCGACCCGGTGGCTCTCGGGGATCGAACGATGTTCTACTACTTGCTTGCTGCTGTGGCGTTCGCTGGCCTGGCCTTGCTGCTAAACCTGCCGGCCATTTTGCGGTTGCTGCGCCGATTGCGGCGGCAACTGCGCCATAAGTTGTCGCCACCCAAAGGCGAGGGATAACGCACTGTTCCCGCCGTTGCAGCGGATAGCCGTTCAGATCGCATCCTAGCCGGTGACTGCTGCTTGCAAGACGCAAGAGGGCGAGAAGCTCGCGCCAACGGCCGACGCGCCTGTCGCGCCTGACCGTCATCCATATCTCAGCGAAAAAGGAGGCCAGAATGGCCGACCAGCATCTCCGCGATCCCAGCCCTAACGGACTGCACGGGACGCTTACCCTCGATGTTCAGAAGATCCAGAATGTCACCGATGACACCGTAGTACACCTGGGCGATGGCCGCCGTCTCGGGCCCGGTGAAATTCTCGAGCTGCCTGCGCCTCTCGCGCGTGAATTGCGGGCCGGGAGGCACTGTCGATGAAGCGGCTGCTCCATTACGATGCGTTTTCGGGCCTGACCACCTGGCACGAATACGATGCGGCCACAGATACGACGCTGCTGCGTTACGAGCAGGACGTCGAGCCGCTGCTCGATGCCTGTAAGCACGACAACAACCACGCCGATCACAAGCTGCGGAACGGAGCGCATGTCGCCTCTATCCCTTCCTCGGTCCAGCTGAAGTGGTTGGTGGAAAGGGGCGTGAACGTGCTCGATCCCGATCACCAACCGGCCGTCGCGAAGCTGCTCGACGGTGAATATATGCACTTGAAGCGCCTGCCGATCATGCTGGGGGGCTACTGATGGCGCCGGCAACCTGGACTGAGCTGAAAGCTGAACTGCTGGCGGAGTGTATGCGGGAGGAGGACGAAGTCCTCATCGCTCGGCTGCCATACTTCATTGGCCGAGCCGAGGCGCATTTTCAGCGGGAACTGTTCAGTCCCGAGCGGCAGGCGAGGGCCACGCTGACATCCGTCAACGGCGCAGTGGCCCTGCCGGAAGACTGTGACGGTGTGGGCACGGTGTGGATTGATGCGCCCGTTGCCAGGGTTCTGGAGGCGGTGACGCCAAGCGTATTGCGCCAGCGCTATTTAACCGCGGCTGTGGGAACCCCAATGCACTTTGCCATCGAGGGGGAGACTATGTTGCTAGGGCCAGTTCCGCGAGAAGGGCAAGTGATTGCGCTCACCTACATAGAAGGCATTGCTGCGCTAGGACCAGGACAAGCTACTAACTGGCTGCTGAGGGATCATCCGGATGCGTATGTCTGGGCATCGCTGTCAGAGCTCTACGAGTTCACGGAGCATCACGAGAAGGCTGATCGCTGTCGCACCAAACGGGCTGAGGTCATCGATAGCATCGCTCGCGGCGCGCGTAGGCGCAGGATCAACTCGGGGCCACTAGTAGCTTCTGCGTGCGCAAGAAATTTAACCCGTGGAGTAAGGGCGTGAGCCCAGAAGCCGTTGCTGGAGGCGAAAATCGGTGACGCCGCGGCGTAACGGGGGCGGCAAATAGGCGCTCATCGGCCAATCAAACCTACAGAACCTGGGCCCTGTTGCTATTCGTGCTGCAGTGCCGCAATCGATGCGCCGGTTTCCGTGGCAGGCCTCGCGGCTTGCTTCTTTTGCAGCTGGAGTGCTCGCCGTTGAGTAACGATCGTAAAGTCGCGCTAATTACCGGGGTCACAGGGCAGGACGGGGCTTATCTGGCCCAGCTGCTGCTCGACAAGGGCTACGAAGTCCACGGCATCAAGCGGCGCTCCTCGTCGTTCAACACCGGCCGGATCGAGAACATCTACCAGGATCCGCACGACCCGGATAAGCGCTTCGTGCTCCACTATGGCGACCTGACGGATTCAACGAACATGATCCGGATCGTCCAGGAAACGCGGCCGCACGAACTCTACAACCTGGCCGCGCAGAGCCATGTCGCGGTCTCGTTCGAATCGCCCGAATACACCGCCAACTCCGATGCGATCGGAACGCTGCGCCTGCTCGAGGCGATCCGGATCCTCGGGCTGGAGAAGCACACCCGGTTCTACCAGGCCTCCACTTCGGAGCTTTACGGGCTGGTCCAGGAAGTGCCGCAGCGCGAGACCACCCCGTTCTACCCGCGCAGTCCTTATGCGGTGGCCAAGCTCTACGGCTACTGGATCACGGTCAACTACCGCGAGGCCTATGGCATGCACGCGTCGAACGGGATCCTGTTCAACCACGAGAGCCCGCTGCGCGGCGAGACGTTCGTGACCCGCAAGATCACCCGCGCCGCGGCCGCGATCAAGCACGGCCGACAGGAGAAGCTCTACCTTGGCAATCTCGATGCCAAGCGCGACTGGGGCCACGCCAAGGAATACGTGCGCGGCATGTGGCTGATGGTGCAGCAGGACGAGCCCGACGATTACGTGCTCGCCACCGGCGAGACCACCGAAGTGCGTGAGTTCGCCCGCTGGGCGTTCGAAGATGCCGGGATCCCGGTAGAGTTCCGCGGCGAAGGCGTGAACGAGAAGGGTTATTGCCAGGCGAGCGGCAAGGTCCTGATCGAAGTCGATCCCAACTACTTCCGCCCGACCGAAGTGGACCTGCTGATCGGCGATCCAGCCAAGGCGCACCAGAAGCTCGGCTGGCGGCATGAAACGTCAGTGCGCGAACTCGCGCGCGAGATGGTCAATGCGGATCTCGAGATCATGCGCGACGGCCCGATCGGGAAGCACGACTGATGTGCGCGGCTGACGCCTTGCGAGTGTAGTACTGCGTCGCTTAGGGCGCGTGCAGCCATCGTTCGCGTGGCTATCGGCTCTGGTGCCTGACGGGAGATCCTATGCGCATTGTGATGATCGGAAGCGGCTACGTCGGGCTGGTATCGGGGGCGTGCTTTGCCGACTTCGGCCACCACGTGTGCTGCGTGGACAAGGACGCGGCCAAGATCGAGGCGCTGCGCAGTGGCCGAATCCCGATCTTCGAGCCTGGTCTCGATGAACTGGTCGCCAACAACGTGGCTGCCGGGCGGCTGGAGTTCTCGCTCGCCCTGGCTGAGGCGCTGAGCGGGGCCGATGCGGTGTTCATCGCGGTTGGCACGCCCTCGAGGCGCGGCGATGGCCATGCTGATCTCAGCTACGTCTATGCTGCCGCCAGCGAGATGGCGCCGCACCTGACGCCCGGGGCGCTGGT